ATACTAGTAGCAATGCTAGACTATGTAGCAGATGGAAAGTCTGAGCAGGTCCTAGCTAAACTATCAGACTATGAGGTCAGTGCAGACCAGCATGATATACTAGACAAAGCTATAAAGGAGTATGGAAACAAAAATCAGTAAAATAATAAAATTAAGTGAGGCTCTGGCTGGGATACCAGTCGGAGCATATCACAGCTCATGTAGAGAGAGAGACTATAATCTATGTAGAGTGTGTGCTAATAATCTGATAATGAGAGAGCTAGGAGTAGACTATAATACACTATCAAAGCATGTCACTAGTAGACATAGAGCCAGCTTCTATGTACAGTATCAAAAACATGATGCAAATATAGAGGGATGGAATGAGTATAGGTATTTTTACAATGCACTAAAGGAGAAATTTCTGAATAGTGACAATGAACTAGAGTATATGGATAGAGATAAATATGATACTCTACTACATATGCATGGTATCAATGCTACTCCATCTATAAAAAATACAGATACAAAAATGACCATAACAGTGCACATAGGTCAGTTTGAGGGAAAAGTATATAGTAATCATAAAAATGTCTCTAAAGTGCTAAAAATGCTACTAGATGCATTCTCTGAGTACAAATATAAAATGAGTATAACTAAATCACTGAGACATGAAAGGATATATCAAAATACATAGAAAAATAACACAAAATAGATGGTACAAAAAATCACAGTACATACATCTATGGCTCCATCTACTCATCAGAGCTAGTCATAGTGGGTCTACCTGGAAGTTTAAAAAGCGACAATATACTATCAGACCTGGACAGATACTATGTAGTATGAGAGGACTGTCTGATGAGACTGGTATACCAGAGATGCAGTGCTATAGGATAATCAAAAAGCTAGTAAATGATAAACAGATATCTAAAAAAACATATAATAAATGCTCTGTGATACAGATACTTAGCTGGAAAAAATATCAATCTAATAGAGCTGCATGTAAAACCAGCTCAGCAAAAATGTCATATTACAAAAATGATAAAAAATATAAACCATTAAAACCAATCAAAAAAATCATATCATGAAAAACAAAATACCATCAGCTCCAGACATAGAGAGAGCTGTGATAGGTGCTATGATGGTCAATAGTGATGACCTACATACTATAGCAGACCTAGTATCAAAGGATTGTTTTATAGAAAAAAATCATGCACAGATATATGATACATGCATATCACTATATAACCAGGGAAAATATCCAGATGTAATGTCAGTATCAGAGGCTCTAAAAAATAAAGTAGATATCACAGATATAGTAGATACAACAGTCAGTACATCTATGAATATAGAGGAGCATTGTCTACTACTCAAAGAGTATCAGATGAGGAGAGAGCTACTCAAAGCACATAGACTAATAGATAGAGTACATGATAATAGTGAGGATGTATTTGATATACTATCCAGTGTAGCACAGCTGACAGATACAGTATCTAGACATGCTAAATCTAGGTCCTATCATAGTATCACAGAGGTCATAGCAGATAGTCTACAGAGGATAGAAAAGGCTAGTAATAATACTGGTAGTATAACTGGTATACCTACTGGATATCAGTATCTAGATAGACTAACTAATGGATTCAATAGTGGAGAGCTGATTATACTAGCAGCTAGACCTGGTATGGGAAAAACTACATTGGCACTAAATTTTATGACTACAGCTGCACATCATGGACATACTACTCTACTATTCAGTCTAGAAATGGGTGCTCCAGAGATAGGATACAAACTACTCAGCTCACAATCTGATATAGAACATGATAGAATCAAAAGAGGAAAAATGACAGATAGTGAGTATAGAAAAATGCATGAGGATATTGGACCTATAGTAAATAATAATCGTATCATAATAGATGACAGTGCAGCTCTAGACATATATCAGCTGAGGACTATAGCTAGGAAACTCAATCATGAGAGTAAAATAGATATGATAGTAGTAGATTATCTACAGCTAATACAGGGACAGGATAGACAGAATAAACAGCAAAATAGAGAGCAACAAATATCATATATATCTAGACAGCTAAAAGTACTAGCAAAAGAGTTAGAGATACCAGTGATATGTCTATCTCAGCTGAGCAGAGCTGTAGAGAGTAGAGCTGATAAAACTCCTATGTTGTCTGACTTGAGAGAGAGTGGAGCTATAGAGCAGGATGCTGATATGGTAATGTTTATATATAGAGATGGATACTATAGTAAATCTACAGATGACAAAGCATGTAAAATACTACTAGCCAAAAACAGACATGGAGAGACTGGTACTACTGATATCACATTCAGAGGAGAGATATGTAAATTTATAGATGAAAAAACTAATACATTCGGACTATGAGCCAGATAATATTCACAAATATACCAGTGATGGGTAAGCCTAGGATGACTAGAGCTGATAGATGGAAAAAGAGACCAGTAGTACTCAAATACTGGAGATATAAAGATAAACTAAAACAGCTAGCAAAAGAGAATGACTATACTCCTGGACATACTCTAGATATAGAATTTTTGATACCATGTCCTAAATCATGGTCATATAAAAAAGTAGCTGAGCATGCTGGAGAGCCTCATCAGCAAAAGCCAGACCTAGATAATCTACTAAAGGGTTTCATGGACTGTCTGATGGATGAGGATAAAATGGTACATACCATTACAGCTACTAAAAAGTGGATGGTTGGTGGAGAGGGCACCATAGTTATAAACAGATAACTGTGAAAAATAAATCAGTATTTTTTATACTTATGTATAGGAAAAGAATATATTTGTCTAAAATCATACTGATATGTCATACAAAAATAAACCAGGCACAGGCACCATATTTAAAGTAGATAATAAAACTAGTGAAAACTATCCAGATTACAAAGGTAAAATTACACTAGCAGATGGTACAGAGCAGGAGATAGCACTGTGGGTTAGAGGAGATGATAGACCATATTTCTCAGCTAAAATTCAGAAACCATATGTAGCTCCACAGTCAGATAATGTGCAGTCAAAGGCAGATGACTTGCCTTTCTGAAAAGGAGACAGATGCACATGATGCTATCCTCTCCAGCATTGAGAGGCTAAGAGAGGTGGCACATAATATAGCTGGAAATAGTAGAGATGGAGATGATGCTCTACAGGAGTTATTTGTATGGCTCTTTGAGATGGAAAAATCTAAACTAGATAAAATATATGATGGAGGTGGTCTACTGTGGTACTGTATCAGAGCTCTAAATCTGATGCTTAATAGCAGAAATAGTAGATACTACTATAAATACAAAAAGTACTATGAGTATATAGATGCAAATGCTAGTGTATCTAGTACTCCAGACTACATGATGTATAGTGGAACATCCACATATAAATATCTAGAAAAGATAGACCAGATAGTAGATGAGCTATACTGGTATGACAAAGAGCTATTTAAACTATACTACTACCAGGGCAATACACTACATGGACTGGCTGGTATGACTGGTATATCTAGGACTAGTATATTCAACACTATAAAAAGAGTAAAAGAATATATTAAAACCAGAATCAATGAAAAAAATTAACATCAAATATTTGTTTAAATTTTTATGGGCAATAGCTAAACATATATATGACAGAATGAGAAAGCTAGAGGGTATAGAATATGAGATGAGACTACATGAGTGTATGCAGTGTGAGCATATGGATGGTACTGAGGAGCCATGGGAACACTGTAATGTATGTGGATGTCATATTAGGACCAAAGCTAGCTGGAAATCTGAGAGATGTCCTAGAGGTAAATGGTATGAGAGGTAGAGCACATATATCTACAGCACAGAGAGCAGAGCTCATGGAGGTATATCCACTAGTAAAAAGTGGTCACAGTGATAGTGTAGAGACTACTAGGAGGATGGTCAGACTACACAATGATGTATTTGGTACTAGATACAGAGAGAGCACTAGCTGTAGAGCATGTTTATCCAGTATATTAAAAAATATAAAAACTCTATATAATGAAAATAGTTAATAGAAAAATCTCAGAGCTGATACCAGCTGAGTACAATCCTAGACAGCTCAGTACAGAGCAATTTGAGGACATTAGAGCCTCAATCAATCGTTTTGGTATAGTAGACCCTATTATAGTTAATACTCATCCAGACAGGCTAAATATCATCATAGGAGGACATCAGAGATGTAAAGTAGCAGAGAGTATGGGAATAGATGAGGTGCCTACAGTGGAGCTCAGTCTAGACCTAAACAAAGAAAAGGAGTTAAATGTCAGACTAAACAAAAATACTGGAGCATTTGATATGGATGCTCTAGCTAATTATTTTGATGAAAAGGAGCTCATAGATTGGGGGTTTACACAGGGAGAGCTAGTAGGTTTCACAGATGATGATATATCTGTAGGAGAACAGCCAGAGGGAATAGAGCTAGCTGAGACATTTGGTGTACCTCCATTTACTATACTAGATACTAGACAGGGATACTGGCAAGAGAGAAAAAAACATTGGAAAAATCTTATACTAGACAAAGGAGAGACTAGAGAGACAGCTATGAATGAGCTAAATGAGCTACAGTATGGTACATGGAAAGGTAATCTAAAAGCAGCTCCAGAGGTATCCATACTAGACCCTGTACTATCTGAGATAGTATGCAAATGGTTTACTCCTGGACCATCTAAAGTGTTTGATTGTTTTGCTGGAGATAGTGTATTTGGGTATGTATCAGCTAGTCTAGGACATACATTTACTGGGATAGAGCTGAGAGCAGAGCAGGCTAATATAAATAATGAGAGAGTAGCTAGTATGACAGCTGAGTATATCAATGATGATGGTAGGAGTGTACTACAGCATATAGCAGAGGATACACAGGACCTACTATTTAGCTGTCCACCATACTATGATTTAGAGGTATATAGTGATATGGAGAATGATGCTAGTAATCAAGAGACATATGAGGACTTTATGACTATACTAGATACAGCTTTTACAGATGCTATACAGTGCCTAAAAGATGATAGATTTGCTGTGATAGTAGTAGGAGATATCAGAGACAAAGAGGGATACTACTATAGATTTGTAGACCATATAAAGGATATATTTGATAGAGCTGGTATGAGACTATATAATGAGATGATACTAGTAGAGATGATAGGTACACTGGCTATGAGAGCAGCTAGGACTATGAGGAATAGAAAGGTAGGAAAATGTCATCAGAATGTACTAGTGTTTTACAAAGGGGATGTCAAAAAAATCAAAAAGAATTACAAAGATTTAACTACAGAAATACAGGATGAAAGCTGAGATATTTAAACATAGTCAATGGATACCAGAGACAGACCCAGAGCTACTGATGTTCTATTTTTGTAATGCACTTAAAAGAGCACAGTTTAATGTACTAGATTTTATGCAGCATAAATTTGAGCCAGAGGGATATACAGCTATATGGCTATTGGCAGAAAGTCACTTTGCTATACATACATTTCCAGAGGAGCAAAAAACATATATAGAGCTGAGCAGCTGTAACCTAGAAAAACATAATAAATTTTTAGACATAATAGATACAGACTATGAACAAAACTGAACACAGTAAAAAGAGAGTATTAGAGGCTCTGGTAAAATCTCTAGGAGTAGTCACTACAGCATGCAAGATAGCTGGTGTAGGTAGAACTCAATTTTATAATTGGCTAAAAAATGATGAGACATTTAGTAGAGATGTACAGGATGTATCAGACATAGCTCTAGATTTTGCAGAGAGTGAGCTATTCAAACAGATAAAGGATGGCAATACATCAGCTACTATATTCTATCTAAAAACAAAGGGAAAAAGGAGAGGGTTTGTAGAGAGGCAAGAGATGGACCATACCTCAGCTGGAGAGCCTATAAAAATCAATATCAATCTAGACCATACTGAGTGATAGATATATCTCCACAGCTCATCACAAAGCAGAAGATAGCTATGAGGTATCTACTGGATAAAAGTACAACAGAGGTGCTCTATGGAGGTGCAGCTGGTGGAGGAAAAAGCTATCTAGGATGTGCATATAGTATCATACTATGTCTACAGTATGCTGGTATCAGAGGGATGATAGGTAGGAGCAAACTAGATACTCTAAAAAAAACTACTCTCAATACTTTTTTTGATATCTGTAATCAGTGGTCACTAAAATCTGGTATACACTACACATATAATGGACAGAGCAATATCATTAAATTTTACAATGATAGTGAGATAATACTCAAAGATTTATTTCTATATCCATCAGACCCAAACTATGATTCACTAGGCTCTCTGGAGCTCACATTTGCATTTATAGATGAGGTATCTCAGCTGACAGAAAAGGCAAAGCAAATAGTATCTAGTAGGCTCAGATATAGACTTGATGAGTATGGACTAATACCTAAACTACTGATGACATGCAACCCTACAAAGGGATGGATATATCAGATGTACTATAAGCCAGATAGAGAGGGAGCTCTACCTAAACACAGGAGATTTATACAGGCACTAGTAGATGATAATCAGCATATCAGTAAACACTATAGAGAGCAGCTAGGTAATCTAGATGAGATATCAAAAGCTAGACTATTGAGGGGGGACTGGGAATATGATGATAGTCAAGACCAGCTAATAAACTATGATAGTATCATCAATATGTTTAGTGCTGTAGTGCCTACTGGAGATAAATATATCACAGCTGATATAGCTAGATATGGAAAGGATAAGACCTGTATCATGTACTGGAATGGTCTACAGGTATCACATATAGTCATCATGGATAGTAGTAGTATGGTAGAGGTAGCTGATAGGATAAAAGAGATACAGAATAGAGAGGCTGTACCACTGACTAATATCATAGTGGATGAGGATGGTGTAGGAGGTGGATGCAAAGATATATTGAGATGTCTAGGGTTTCAAAATAACAGTAAACCTCTACTCAAAGAAAACTATCAAAATCTAAAGACCCAGTGCTACTATAAACTAGCTGATATGATAAATAAAGGACAGATAGGTGTGAGTACAAATGACATAAAATTTAAGGAGCAACTGATACAGGAGCTGGAGCAGGTCAGAAGAATAAATATAGACAAAGATAGTAAACTGAGCATACTAGCAAAGGACAAAATCAAAGATTTAATAGGCAGGTCTCCAGACTATTCTGATACTATGATGATGAGGATGTACTATGAAATAAACCCTAATACAGGCAGGTATTATGTATATTAGCAGCATGCCTCTGTTAGCTATTTTTATGAGCTATGTTGCATTTATATGGCTGGCTGGTATATTTATACTAAAAATAATAGAACGTAGAAACACTAGATATGGAGAGACAAAAAATAGGGATGCTAATTATTACGACAATTAGACCAACACCCCTATTTTAGCTATCATGAAAAACAGTGCAAATATAACATTAAAACGATATAATCAAAATTTATACTTATAATAAATGACTAGACTAGAAATACAAATAGGACCAAAGAAACACAGCTACCATGTGCCTCAGAAGTGGGATGAGGTGTCTGTCAAACAGTATCAACAGCTGATGTCTATAACTGAGAATAAAGAGCTGAGTGAGCTGGAGGTAAAGATTAGGTCTATATCTATACTCACTAAATGTCCACTATCATATCTATCTAAAATATCTATAAAACAGATAGACAGAGTAAATGATACACTAGCTGCACTGACAGCTGATATGCCTAATAAAGAGCTAAGAAATGTGATAGAGATAGATGGTATAGAGTATGGTTTTGTGCCTAATATGAATGAGCTGACATTTGGAGAGTTTGCAGATATGGATACATGGATACAAAATGGATATGCAAATCTGATAGACATACTAACAGTGCTATATAGACCAGTCATAAAAAGGAGTGGAAATAGATATAGGATAGAGGAGTATACTATAGATGATAGAGAGGATAGAGCTAAGATATTTGAGGATAGTCTGAGCATAGATACTGTATATGGTGCTATGGTTTTTTTTTACACTATCGTAGACAAACACATAGACACTATCAAATCATCTTTGGAGATGAAAAAGAAGAGGAGCTCTATGGAGCAGAAAAAGAAGAGGAGGAAAGCAGAAACACATTAGCTGAGAAATATGGCTGGTTTATAGTCATGTATCAGCTAGCTGGTGGAGATGTGCTAAAATTAAATAGTATCACAAAGAGACCAGTCAATGAGATATTTAACTGGCTGTCAGTAAACAGTGAGGTAGAAAAGGAGAAAGAGAGAATAGAAAAATATAACGGAAACTAAAAAATATGAGCCAACCTAGAACTTTTGACCAGGTAGTAGATATGATAGTAGGAGTATGTAGAGACCATCACTTTGTACATGAGGTCTACTATGGAGACCCCTGGGAAATATCCACAGCTGGAAATGTAGTATATCCACATATAGTAGTAGTACCTACTAGTGTAAATGCACTGGATAAACAAGTACAGTATAATTTTAACATCATATGTATGGACCTAGTAGAGCCTGGAGAGGGAGATATGGAAAAGAGAGTACAGTCTCAGACATGCACAATCCTACTAGATATTATAGCATGGTTTAAAAGAGGAGGCAGAATGCAGGGGACTATATTTGGTACTAGTGGTAATCACTATGCTAATACTAATAGCTACTATGAATATACAAATGAGATATCTACTACATTTACACTAGAGCCATTTACAGAGAAATTTACAGACAATGTAGCTGGCTGGAATATGCAGTTTAGCATAACAAACTTCTTTGATTACAGTGTTTGTCACTGGGATGGATATGAGCAGAATGAACTCAGTATAGATAATGATGGTACAGTGACCAGCTCTAGCAAAAGGACACTAAGTGGACCTCAGCTGTCACATGATGAGTTTATGGGAGAGAGCTAGTAAGTAAGACAAAATGAGCATACTATGTAAAACTAGATGCTAGATATGATGATATAAAAATGTAAAACAAAAAAAAGGAAATAGATACTATACAATAATGATATACTTAAAATTAAAAATATGGCAGATTTAACAGTAACAATTACAGAGAGTTTAAACCTATACAGCACTGAGGTGGGATGTACTAGGAGTAAGACTATTAGTGGTATAAATGACTACTACAAAAGAATTATTAATTGTCAAAATGGACAGACTACTACAGCTGTAGTATTTGCAGCAACAGAGGCAACTACACAGACAGCTCTAGATGTAGGAGATGCTAGATATGTCAGAGTGACTAATCTAGATACTACAAATACAGTAGAGGTAGCATATGTGCTAATATCTGGAGAAGGAGAGGAGGCAGTCAATCAAAACTTTCATATAACAGTAGGTCCAGAAAGTACTCATGTACTATTTGCAGCAGAGCAAATATCATTTTGTGAGCTAGATGCTGTACCTAGTTTTGGTACTATGATAGACCTATCTAAAATTATGATTAGACCAGTAGAGGCAGCTGATGTGAGATGTGAGATATATATAGCTAGTGCATAGATGAAAAAGCTACAGCTAAAACAAACAGAGAAAGCACTAGACAGATTTGCTCAAAAAGTAGTAGCTAGAGCCAAGAGTAATCTAGCAAAGAGGAAAGATGGTAGAAAAGGACCAGCTAATACTAAGAATAAAACACTGTCAAAGAGCCTAGGATACTATCTAAAAGTATATCCTAGTGGAGCTGTAGAGCTCCAGTTTGGAGCAGCTGAGCACTGGAAATATGTAGAGTATGGTAGGAGAAAAGGTGCTAAACAGCCACCTCCTAGTGTGCTAAAAAACTGGATAAAGATAAAGCCACTGAGATTGAGAGACCTATCTAGTGGAAAATTTATAGAAAAAAATGATAGAAATATTAGTAGTGCAGCATATCTCATAGGCAGAAAAATAAAGGAGAAAGGTATCAAGCCAAGATTCTTTTTTAGAGATGCATTTAATATGCACTATAAAAGACTACCACAGGAGGTCATATCTATGTATGCCTCTGACGTTGCAAAGTTTTTGAGAGCTACTACTAGTACATTATAAATATATATGATATGGCAATAACGATAATGAAAACACCACTAAATAAAGTGGGACCAGCTGGACAGGACTGGAATTTTGTAGTGACTAGCACAAACGTAGCACTACCTAAATTTAAATATATAGTAGATGTGCATATATACAATTTTTCAGCATCTAATGTCATAGATGCTAGACTAAAAATCTCTCCAGCAATATTTGGATATGGTAATGTAAATATCAGAGACATACTAGAACAGCATGTACAGACAGACAATCTAGGTAGTACTGGACAGTCTGGGTTTGAGCCTAAATTTAAAGGTCATAGTCAGACATGGACATTCAATCACTATGATACTATACCTATCCATTTGATAGACCAGTGGTCACTAAATAATTATAATATGGTTAGATTTGATGTCAGATTTGGAGAGATGTATGCACCTACAGCTACAGACCCAGCTGTGATATATCCAGATTTAATCAGACATAATGAGATGGCTTGCTGGAATGGTACAGTGCCTAATAATGCACAAAGGAACTCACATGCCTATGGAGGTACTGGTACGTTTACAGGAGGTGTAGAGCTCCAAACATTTCTACCACTATATGGAGGTCCATTTTTTCCTAATCAACCCTCAGCACATTTTCTATCAAATGCACCAACTACACAGTATGTCAGAGATGGAGATTATATGACTGTAGGCACATTATCTGGATTACAAAATGGTGTAAATGCTACATGGGATAGGATGAGAATAGAGATAAACGGTCAGACTATAGATATGACAGATAGTATGTATGATGGCTCTACAGATAGTACTATGACTAGCTCATACAAAATGCTACAGTACTTTGGTTGTGGACCAGCTAATCTGATAAACAATGCTACATTTAATATACAGTGGATTACAAATAATGCTACAGAGTATACTATAGGTCTACATAATGGTAGTGGATATAAGTCACTACAGTACACATTTAAACGTATGGAGGATGACTGTAAAGGATATGAGAGTATAAGACTATGCTGGGTAAATAGACATGGTACATGGGACTATTATAATTTTACTAAAAAATCATATAGAGAGCTAGATATAAAGAGAGAAAATACAGAGCAGGCTAGAGGCTCACAGGTACTGTGGATGCAGGTACTACCAACACATAGGTCAAATAACACTATCAATGTATCAGCTAAAGAGACTATCACAGTAAATACAGACTGGGTTGATGATGCTACATCTGTCTGGTTAGAGGAGCTATTTACATCTCCTACAGTGTATATATTAGGTAGTTATAATAATGCAGATACTGGAGCTGATGGACCTGGTACAGAGTTTGACTATACTAGAGGTGTAACGCTATCTACAAATAGATATGAGAGGTATACTAGAGCAAACGATAAAGTAGCACAGTATGAAATAGAGCTGGAGGTAGATGGATATGTAAATGTACAACAGAATCAATTATCATCACTAAATATACAGTAAATGATTACACTAAGAGCAGTATCATCAAACAATGCATCTTTTCCAGGGCACATGGTCCAGATACATTTATACCAGGATGAGCCAATACCTATGGTATTTAATGCTGATGACTATACTAATATTGCAGAGAGGACTAGCTCATACTCTAAATCATTTGAGGTGCCAGGTACACAGTCAAATAATATCTTTTTTACATATATGTATAATGTAAAAGTTGATGGAGATTTTGACCCACATAAGAGGACTAGATGTGAGGTCAGTAAAAATACTCATGTTATATTTGAGGGATGGCTACAGCTCAATGGAGTTACTGTCAAATCTAATAAACAGATAGCATATGAAATCACTATATTCTCTGACATAGTAAATATTAAAGATACACTATCAGAGGCTATACTGAGAGACCTAGATTTAGCAGAGCTCAAACATGACTATGATGAGACTAATATACAGGCTAGCTGGACTACTGGTCTAACATATTCTAATGCACCACATGCTAATGGTTTTAGAGATGGTAATACAGTAAAATATCCATGGGTTAGATATAGCCCAGATGTAGTATTTGAGACTAATGCAACTACTGGAGTATCATATATAGATGTACCTAGTATACCAACATCTACTATGACAATGCAACACCAGTATGTACATAGACCCTGGATACAGGTAGACTACCTATTTAGGACTATAATCAAAAATGCTGGATACTCTATACAGTC